GCCGTAGTCACTGTGTTCGCCAATTCTCATTTGTTTATCTTCAAGTGGGCCTGTATACGAAGGATAATGAATAACACGAGTAGTATTAAAAGGGTTCTGATGAGCATCTACTAGTGTAGTGCCACAGTCTAAAATAGTATCAAACTTTTTAAGTATGCGCAGTGTAAGATCGTCTGCTATACGAACTGAGTTAAGTGCTACATCTTTAAAAAGATCTATCTCAGTAGGCCATAGAGAATCAGGCATACGAGTATTGTTGTAATTAAAACTTTCTTTCATATCTTTTGGTGCAGTGGGGTCTACATTTTCTGCACCCATAACACTATATCCTAGATTATTTTCTGCTTGGTATGAATACTTCTTTTTAATATGTAAACCTAGTTGAAAAAACTGCCTCATATAAGAAAACCAGTCTTTCATACCTTTTTGATCTTTAGGATTTAACGTATTAGTAAAGACTGCGAAGCCTACAGTTGTGTAGGCCTCGCGAATCTCTTCCAGTACTGTGCTTGATTGGAAATCAATAACTGGAATCATAGTTTAGTTTCCTGGCACTTTAGCGTCAATGCCTTCAACATAATACATCATTGTATTAAGATGTGTATCGTCAGCTACTTCGCCTGCTTTGAGTTGGAGTTTACCTGTATTATCTTTAATAGGACCAGTAAATGCAAAGTATTTACCATCAGAGATTGCTTGTTTGATCTCGGCAGCTTTCATCCTTACATTATCTGGCATGTTAGTAAACGGTGCCATTTGTACTGAACCATCATTCATATGACCAAAGTAATTACCTGTAGTCCAAGTGCCATCAATAACTTGTCCGACCTTCTGGACGTAGTAAGGTCCCCAGTTGTCAATAGTTGCTGTTAACTGTGCTTTTGGAGCAAATTTAAACTGATCACTTGCTTGTCCAAATCCTAACTTACCTTGCTGTTGTGCGGCTTGTAGGGGTGCAGGACTGTCTGTGTGTTGTGCCATCATATCACAACCTTCAGCCATCATAACATTTGCAGCGTCTGCTTCTTTACTAGGGTTATACCAAGTATTAGCCCATACAATATCAATATCAACATCTGGGTTCATCTTCTTAGCACCTAGATAATATGTGTTAATTTCACGAATAACCTCAGGGATAGGATATGCAGCTACATAGCAAATTTTATTAGTTTTAGTCATCATACCAGCAATAATACCTTGCACATGTCGTGCTTGATATAATCGCAGTCCGTATGATGCCATGTTATCTGACTGTTTGTATCCTGTTGCATGTTCAAACTTTACGTTTGGAAACTCTTTAGCAACTTTTAACATTGGCTCCATGTATCCAAACGAAGTAGCAAACACAATATCATTAGTTTCTGCTAGCATACGAATAGTGCGTTCTGCGTCTGGACCGTATTTTACGCTCTCTACGTAGGTTGTTTTTACTTTATCACCGTATGCTTTTTCTATTTGTTGACGACCAATATCATGACGATAGGTCCAACCGTGATCACCAATAGGTCCGACATATACAAACCCTACTTTTACAGGGTCAGCTGCAAAAGCAAGTGAGGACATAAGTCCAATAAACATACTGATAACAACAGTATGAAATAGTTTTTCAAAATAACGCATTTTATTTCCTTTATTAAGCTAGTGCTCTAACCCGCGTTACAAGACGGTCAGCACGTTTAGTTACTTGTCGATACCAACGAGAATCGACCATTTCATCAGCGGCACGATTCCAGTCACGTGCATCCACACCTGATTTCATACCTTTGAATTTAGATAGGCGTGGACGCCCCATATTAAACATCATATTAGCTATGACCCGTTGAGCTTCTTCTGGCAAATCGTCAAAGTCTGAGTATAGCTTGTTGCAGTCTGACAAGACTGTTTCGATATCCGATTCGAAGGCACTAACGACTCTATCGTCGTCGACTGGTGTACCGACGGGTAATCCGCTTTCCGGATCGTCGTCCCTAACCAAATGACCAATGCCAAAAGTAGGCAAGCCGAGATGATCGAGATATATTTCATGTACTTCACCTTCATCAGCTGCAATTTCCTCTCTTAATTTTTCAATATTCATATACGTTCCTTTCTATTGTTTTAAAATTATTTTCTCTATCTAAGAATTTATACTCTAACTTTTCTATCTTAAAAACTTCTAATTCTTTAAATATGTGTTTTGGTTCAAAATCTTTACAACTATAAATATCAAGTTGTATTACTGCGGGAAGACTTTCATCCCAACTATGAAAAGCTATGTGACTGGTTTCAATAATAACTATACCTGTTAATCCTCTATTACCAACCATATCAGAATAAGCAACAATCGGTCCTTTTAAAATCTTCATGTCTATTTTAGAAACTAAAGAAGTAAGCCACATGGAACACCAAGTAGTACTAGTAGGGGGATTTAAAATCTCAGCCCGTACAAGTAAGTGTTTATGTACTAAATCAGTCATACATTTTTTTCTCGTGTAGCTTGCGCATATAGTAATCATCTCTGTCTTCGTCCATGACAGTTCTCATACGTTGAACACTTTTTAATTCTTGTTTGTCAAGTACAGTTACTTTTTGTGTCCAATTATCTCGTTTAACAGGAACAACCTGACAAATAGGAGTACCTGCAGGAATTATAACGGGTTTTCCTCCAGGCTCCAAATCCGTATGTAAAAAAGGAATATTAACTACATTATTATATACGTCCGAGTCTACTAAACCTGTTAAGGGTATAATGGGAGACTCTAAACGATTTATGCATGGAAGATACAAAACAGAATAATCTTTTGGTGTTTCAATAACCCAAGGATTCATATATTTAAGAATAGTCATATTCTCAAAAGCAGAACCTTTTACTTGAGATGAAGGGTGGCTTTCGATAGGTTTCCATTTTTCTACTAACATTTTATGATGATTATCAATATAAGGAAGATGGATGACCCCTTCAGGAGTTAATTGAATGACAACGTCCATATGCATTAGCATAGTATAGCCAACAGTCATAGCATCTAAAAAAGGCATACAACGCTTTACAGAAGATATTGTGCCTAACTTGTCATCTTCAACTTTAGGGTTAATGTTTTTGAACCACGGGGGTACAACTTTTTTAGAAGGTAAAGGAGGTAATACAATTTGATCAGGAAAATCATGTATTAAATGGAATTTAATTGTTTTATTTGTGGGCATTGCCTACCTATGTGTTTGATTTGACAAATGAGGATGGAATATCATCCATTGAATTTACAATTTTACCACAGTCGCATACTTCACAGGAACAATGATTACACTCTGGCCCGTAGCAATGGCAGCAGTGACCGCAAGTTTTACAGGTTTTTTTGTTTGTATCCATACTTAGTCAGTTTTCCTTAAATCATAAATACGTTGCTCTTCAGGACTAGAATAAAATGTCTGAGGTATTGAGCAGTTTTCTTTGTGGTTAGTAACCCAGTTTAACTCTTGAATTAATCTTGTGTACCACATCTTATCGTGATCGTCACTAGCTTTTTCTCTATCTTCTTTGAGTTGTTTTACTCTAACTAATATATAATCATATGTTGTAGGAGTCAAACCACGCCTCATGCTGCTACCCTAACTTCTTTGATCGTTGATAAAGGATTCATTGGACTTACGCCCAGCATATTTCCCCATGCTTCGTAGTAATGTCTCATTCCAACTTCATCATGAATTGTAGAATTTTCATGGCGACCATGTAGAATGTTTCTCGATTCGGTACCTTCTCTCATGGTCGTACCTTGACCCGCAACACCGATAAGATCTTCATGTAGATTACGACCGAACGGTCCCCAAATAGAGTTGTGGTGTTTGATTCTTGTTTGTCTTTCTTCAGGTGTATCTTTTCTAAGTCCATAACCACGGAACTCGATCAATACTTTATTTGGTCCAAGTGGTGTTACTGAATCTGACCTATAGGCGCTACCACGAAGGTTGAAGTTAAATCCAGGGAATAGATCAACCATATACCATTGATTTGGCGGGAGATTAGGAAAACTAAGATCTCCTCTATCTTCAAATCCATCATACTCTTCGTAATTGACTGTAAAAGAGCTAACATTAACATGCCCATTTTCAAAAGGAATGTTTTTTCTAGCGAAATACTCATCATTAAACCCTGATACACGATTAAAATAGTGCATAAAGTCGTGATAGAATTCAGAATTAGTGTCATGCCACAATTTGTAATTAGTGTCAATTACAGCTTTATGATAATGAAAAACTTCCATTTCTTCTGTGTCGATGGCATCAGCAATACAATCAAATGCTCCTGCTGTCCACTCGTCTACACTACAGTCTGGGCTAGGATCTAGTGTTACCCAGACCATACCACCATGGTAAACTTCACAGTATAGCTCTTTACCAGCGACTTCGTTACTAGCCATGTTGCCTGCTACACTCGTAATATTATCTCCGAGGTATGCTTTTACACCATTGCCTGTGTTCCACGCAACTACACGTTGTCCTGCAATTTGTGTTGTACGGAAGTCACCTTGGTTGTACATCTCTGAGATGTGACACATAGGAACCCAAACCTTTGAAAAGATTTCTTCTTGTTCACGTAAGTAGATTTCATGGTTATTATAACATTCACTACTAATGTACTCTACCTTTGGTTTTTTAGTCCAGTTACTATGATTACGTGGTGGCATTTAATTAGCCTTTCCTATATTTTTGACTCTTTGGAGGCGACTTTTTAGATCCTGAAGGTCCGGCCCAATAGACTTTATTAGCCCAGTAAGCTGCTGACATTTTTCCTTTGGCGATGTTGCGACCGTGCCTTGCTTTAAATGATCTACGTGCCTCTGGAGAATAGTTGTGGCCCATAGAAGAGTCTCCAAAGTGTATAAGTCGCACTTTGTCACCGTCTTTGGCGAGTACCATGCCCTTCTTGCCTTCTCTGTTTGATCGTCTTGGTTTATTGAATCCATCAAATTTTGTTCCTCTGTAATCAATTTTACCGCTAGGTAATCTCTTCACTCCTGGGTATTTTGCCATCGTATCTATCCTTAATATCGTTTACAATCTGCCACTGCCTGTGGGTAAGTTGCGGGTATCTGCTTTGAGCTAGCATACACCCAAGTATAAAATCTTTTTCAGCATCCGTCAAAGCGTGTTTATCGAAAAAATCCTTTAAAGGCTTTCTTATTCTTCTTGTTTTAGAAGTCAATATCTTTACCTTTATTTTCCCAAGTTTTATAACGAGTAGGTTCAGGACCTTTAGGACCGTTTTCCTCAAAGGGGTGCGGCTCTGATATAACAGAATCACTAGGGATATCATAAATAAAAGGGTCAAGTTCCATCAATTGTTTTTTCTTTTTTTGAAATTCTCGCTCGAACTTCCAATCCTCATACTTATTAAGTAGCCAACTTATCATATTGTAGTCTCCTATTTTTTAATAGTGGTAAAAAGGGTACAGCATCTTGTTCAAAAATAATAGGATCTGCACCATCAATAGTCATAACAATTGCTATGTTTCTTATTCCTGTTCCATACATTTCATTATGTGCTACAGCGTAAGCACAACCTTGAATATAGTAATCTGTAATTTGTTTAGTAGACTTTTTCTTTTTAGATGTTTTAAAGTCAATAATAGTAGGTTTGCCTTTCCAAATGCCTACCATATCACAACGACCAGCATAGCAATACTTATTAGACCAGAGTACTTGTTCTTGTCCCCAAATCTCTTCAATACCTCGTTCAGTTGCTCTAATTAAGTCACGACTCATCTGTCTGACGTCTAATCTCTCTTGACTTAATTCTTGCCATACGTCTTCCCCGTTGAAATGCTTTTCTGCATATTCGTGAACTAAAGTGCCTCGATCTGTAGCTTCTTTGGAAACTCGACGAGCTTCTTCCTCTCCTACTCTCTCTATCCATTTTTGCAACCAAGTGTTATCTGAAGTTTTTCCAAGTATAGTAGTGATTGACGGATAAGATCCGTCAGGTGTATGATAAGTACGTCCTGTAGGTAAAGTATCGGTATCTACCTCAGTCGTGTAATCGTACTTCCCTTTTAAAATCGTCCACGGTGTTGACAATAGGTTTTCCTTTCGCATTTAAGCTAGTATTAATTAAAATGGGATACCCATATTGTCTAGTTTTTTCTAATACTTTCCAAAGATACGCATTAGAAGAGCCAGTAACAGTTTGAAGACGGGCAGTATTATCATGAGTTTTAAAATTACCTTCAAGTATATCAGCAACAAACAACATTTCTTTAGAATGTTGATAAACTTTAAAATACTTATCAGCTTCTTCAATCTGACAAACAGGCGCATAAGGTCTCCAAGAATCAGTATCTCTCATTTTTATACGATTTAATTTTTTAATGTTATCATCAGTAGGAGCACATAGCAAAGATCTATTTCCAAGAGCCCGTGGCCCAAACTCTGCACGTCCTTGTATAACAGGAACAATTTCACCTTTGATAATTCGATCAGCACATTCATCTGCAAATATATTGATAGCGGAAGAAGAAACACCTAGATAAGCATTTTCCCAAAGAGGTCGAGTAATAAGGGCAGCAGCTCCTAGAGCGCAACCTGCATCACCTGCGGCAGGTTGAATAGCGATATTATTGAATCCTGAGTGTTTTAATAGATAAGTATTAGCAACACAGTTTAAGGCAACACCACCAGCATAAGCTAAATTAGTAAATCCTGTTTCTTTTTGAAGCCATGTAGCAAGAGATAGTAGTATGTTTTGCGTAACTTGTTGTACAGAAGCTGCAATATCCCAATCTAATGTACCTGTGCCTACTCCGCGTTCTAGATTATGTAAAAAAGTGTAATCACCGTCTGCGTTGTAGTCTACAACTTTTTGATTAATCCAAGAAGCCCATTTAGGTTTTCCATGAGCAGCAGCACTCATCACTTTGCATTCGTCGCTTAAAGGTTCAAATCCCAACAAACGAGTAGCACTAGAATAAAATAAACCAATAGAGTTTGGATAACGAAATCTTTTGATCCATTCGATTTGACCATTTTTATAAACTCCTAATGAAGTTGAATAACGGTTGCCTACTGTATCTACAACCATAATAGCACACTCTGTCCAATCAGTAGTTAAAATAGAACTCATAGCATGAGCTTCGTGATGATCTACTAATACAGGGCGTGCTGATGTAAATTTTTTAATATCTGATTTAAATTGATTATATGTAGTTTCTTCATAAAAAGCCGCAAATTCCCAGTCATCATATTGATCTCTTAACCAACGAATAGTATTTTCTGGAAAAGATTTATCAAACTTTTTACGGGTAAATCGCTCTTCGTGAGAAGCACCTTGAATAAGTCCATTATCTAAAGATGCGGCTGCGCTATCGTGATGATAAGAGCTCACTCCTAAAATCTTCATTAAAATACCTTTTAGCTAGAGTTATATATTCTGACGAATTAATAGTATTATACTTCATTACTGAAACAAAGTCAACAAAAGTCCATCGGTCGTTGTCAACGGTGGGTTGTATTCTATGAGCCATAAAACAAGGAAAAGTAATTGTCTTTCCTGGTTTGGGGTAGACTGTAGCTATTATTGATTTTGGTGTTGGATAGTCAAAATCTTCGTTTAAGTCGCCTTGTGAATTAAAGTTGCCTAACTCTAAGGGTTTGCCCTCTGTTAAATAAATAATCTGTGTCCAATAACGATTTGGACGAGGATTTTCTAAATATCTATTCGTAAAAGAAAAAGAATCTGAGTGCCAACCATAAGTATCACCTGCTGATAGTAGTATCGCAGTTTTATTATTGATTCTACAGATTCTTCGTTTTTGGTGATTATCATCGTAAAAAGAGTTAGCCTCTATGTGTTTCAATAGAGGCTTTACTGATTTTTTTACAAGATCATTGGTATTTACAAAAATACAATCTTTCCAATCAGGATGAATAAAATCAACCATTTTTACCTATATAATCATCAATAAATCGTGCTAATTTTTTGTGCGCTTTTCTATTCGGATGAACACCGTCAGGATAAAAGTAATCAGGATGCTTCTTCCAAAAATCGATCTTACGTTTAGAACTATTGAAAAGAAGTTCAGATCCTATTTTATCATCGTCTGCCATATCAGCAATATATTTGATATCCCCAAAATATTCAGTATCTTTCCAATTTGGATAGAGAAATTCAGTAATACTAGGAATTTTCAAGAAGCAATCAAAACTAGATCTTATCTTCTCTATGCCCCCTAGTAAAATAAGTTTATGTCCAATCTCTGTGAAGTGTCTATAAAAATTATCATTCATCCAACAAATTTTTGTTAGTATATTTTTTTCTTTATAAAACATAGGATGTTTTTCTTCTTTAAGATAGCCAAAGCTACGAGTAGCACAGGTTTTGACATAGACTATGTAATCAAAGTCATCTAAATCGTGTCTATCATGTAAGTGAGTTATGGCTACAGCATCACCATGACCAGGAAAAGGGTTATGAACTACTTCATACTTTTCTGTTTCGCCTAGATAGTTGGAGAGAGAATACTGAACTGCGTGAAGGTTTATATCATCTCCTTTAGAAGTATCCCACTCTCCAGCGCTCCATGAATCGCCTGTGACGTAGATTTTCTTACGAACAGATATCAACCCACTCCTTGATTTCATCCCACTTTTGTTCTTCTTCATCAAGGCTTTGCTTACGAATGATAGTAGCTACTTTAGTGATTGTAGCAACAGGGATTGAGTATTCAGTTTTAATATCTTTCTTAAGTTCAGCAATTGATTCACGAATTGAATCAGCTTGAACCATCAAATCAACAATGCGGCTGATTTCTTTTTTTACTTCAGATTTAAGTGCGTATTCCATATTTTCCTCTAGGTTGTTGTGTTGGAAGAATAAACCTTAAAAGATTCTCTCATCTTCTCTGGTTTACGGCGAATGAATCGTTGTTCTTGAAGATTAAACATAGCTTCGTTAAACATTTTCATGGATAAGTCTGTAGAGTCAGAAGTGCTTTTGATAAGTAATTTTTGATGAATTAAGTTGAGTGCAGTAACAAGATTAGCAGAACCAATCTCTCTTGAGCCTATAAAGTCACCCTCTCTTCGTGGGTTAACAAGTTCATAAGAATCATTATACCAGATGTCTCCCGAATCGTCATCGAAAACTTCTACAGGCATTCCTGATAGAATCTTCCAAACTAAATCATTAGCATCTTGCTGTTTCATGTACTTATCCTACCGGCTGCGCAACTACGTTGCTAGGTTAGCCAATCATCACGATATGGTTCCACATAGAACCACGCTAGAGCTGTAGACACACGCTTCGCGTGAACATTTTTAGGCTGGCTCATAGCGTTAACAAACTCACGTTTGAAGCGTAGCCAAGGATTTTTTTCAGTCTTGACAGGCTTCATCACAGCTATATCACGTTGGTTCCAATGGTCACAACGCTTCGCATAAGCTGGCTGAACATTAAGAGACCTAGTAGTTTCATCCAACTTCTGTTGGAGCATGTTATACAGCTCTTGAAAAGCTTCGCTTTTCTCTGTTTCACTCATGTCAGCAACGCAAATGCGACGTGCGTTCCGTACTAGATCACGATATGCATTACGCGATGTCAGTTTAAAAAACATTTTATTACCTCTTATTAATAGCAAAGTTTATGCCGAATGGCAAGATTAAAATTTTAACAGTTCGGATAAATCGTCGAGCGAAGCCTCATTATACGAATCTGAAAGGAGTGGGATCTGTTGAGGAGCGTGAGAAATGTTCCCCTGTCTCCAAAACGACTTTGAGTCATACCAAATGTATTTGTTATAAGAGCGCCAAAGTGCGTTAATCTTATTCGCTGCTTTATCATACTCTTCAAAGAACGGGTCTTGAATAGAAATGCGATTTCTAGCCTCTTCCATCCATTTTACCGCACACCAAGGAGACCAACGTGCCGCATTTTCCGCTTCACGAAGAGTTCTACGAATAGACCAGTCAGAGTATCCGCCTGTATTGAATAAAGGTTTTGCTTTAGCCATTAGCTACTTTTTCCTGTAAATGATTAAAATGATCGACAATATCAACAATAAAACGAGCAGCAAAGAAATCTCCATGAGAGATCTTAAGTTCTTCGTATTCGTTCATTGTATCGGGAGAGTGTTGTGAGAGGACTGCTTTTGCCTCTGAAAGCGATGGACGTTTATGCATTCGTCATTCCTTATTAAGTTATAATATATAATACTGAAAAAATCAGCTTTTAGCAAGTGAAACGTGTTTTTCTCTTTCTAGATATCGTAGAATAAAAGCACGAATTGCGTTTGGTTTTGGGGTGAAATTAAAATAGTCTACAATTTCATTATATTCTTGTAAAAAAATTATATAGTCATCACTAAACAACTTAGCGATATCAATATTAAAAACATTGTCTTTATTAATCGGTAATACAGTTTGTGGAAGTTTTTTATCTTTAAAAGGTCTAGTAAAAGGTTTAGATGAGTATAAAAAGACATTACGTTTTTTTATACTGATAATAGCCTCTTCGTCTGGATGTTGTGAAAAGAAAACAAGTTTATCTTTATGTGTTTTAGCAGCTTGCATGAACTTCTTAATAGTGTTTTGATCTAAATGATGAAGACCAAACCCTGTATGAGCCCAAGCGTGAGATTCTGATTCTCCTAATCTTTTAATATTATCATCACTGCCTAAGTAAGACAAATGGGTTTCGGGAAAATCAAGAGGATAGACATTTGAAGGATCGGGAGAAGAACACCAGGTTTTTTCCCAAGCACACTCTGAATGAGCTGATAAAATTCTTTGTACAGCATTACCTCTAAACATAAATTCATACCAAATTGGGATAAAGTTATCAGGTAAAGCTTTTAGTACATCAATTCTGGAGTACATATACACACCTTAATATATTACTTGACTTGTTTATAGATTATAGTAAAATAGAGACATGTATGCAACTGAAAAGTATGTTCGCATGGAAGCGAAAGAGATGCAAAGTATGATTCGTGAAGTCGCCAATGATTTAGGTGGCGATATCAACTACTTGCACTCAGAAATTACAGATCTAAGAAATCTGGTCAAACAACTTGTCTCAGAAATAGAAGAAATGAAAGAAGGTAATGATGCCGAACTATAAAGTAGTGTTGTTTTCTGACTTAGTACATCTACAATACATGACAGAACAGAAACAAGCAATTAATGATTCTCTTCCAGACCTACCTGTAGAAGTAGTTGATTATACAGATTCTCGTCTTGCCAAATTTTCCGATAAAAACAGGGTTCCTTGTATAATGATATTTAAAGACGAAGCACGTATGCAAACAAGACACTCAAAACTTAGTCATTCTGAAGTTGTAAATTGGATAGCCGCTCGTGTTACCTAATGCCTAAAGCCATATCTTTTATCCCTCATAAAAAAAGAATAGAACGTCATCGAATAGAGTATCTTCGTGCTATTTCAGACAGCATGGAAGACCCTTACCAAACTGAAGATGGTAGAGAAATGCGAGGAGTACAACTTGCACTAGCTAATAAATGTACTGAACTAAGCAGTGTTGCTCACTGGCAATTTACAGACTGTTGTACAGATGCTCTTCAAATTTCAATTGCTGCGCTTACAAAACCTAATGACATTGTAATAGTCCCATCTTATGGTTGGCGAGCATTTGCTAATGCAGTTGTATTTATGAATCGGCGTATTCGTTTCTGTGATATAGATGAAACAGGTAATATAGATTTAAATCAACTTGAAACAATGATTAGAACAACACAAGCTGCTGCTGTAATAATTGTTCATAACTTTGGGACAGTTGCGCGAGTTGATCAGGTAGTAGATATCTGTGAAACTTATGGAACTCATATCATTGAAGACGCAGCTCCTGCATTTTACATGGGAGAGCCATACTCATATATTCCTGGTTCTATGAGTTCTACCGCATGTTTTTCTTTTGATTTTACAAAGTACCCAGGTACACTCGGCTCTGGAGGAGCTATCTGTACTAATTCAGATGAAATTACTAAACGAATCTATGAAATTTCAGCACATGGGAGAGGTAGAGACAAAGCAATACATTGTGTAGGTACAAAATCATATATGGACATGACATCCTGTGCTGTACTCTTAAAAGAGATTGAATTATTTGAGCAAAATCAGTACAGAGAGCGTCGAAGACAGATTGCTACTTGGTATAAAGATAATCTTCCCTATGGAAATATACCCGGAGAAAATTATGTTTGGGAGAGATATACAATGAGCGTACCTTCCTTTGAAGTTGATGAGGTTTTAAAAAAACTTAACTCTGTAAAGTGTCTTGCACGAACATTCTTTAAAGAACCTCTTCATTTGCTACCGTGGCTTAATCCTGAAAAAGATGATTGTCCAAAAACTGTAGAGTTCTGTGCTTCTACTATTCACCTGCCTTCTCATCATTATTTAATGGATGAGGAACTTGAAAAAATTGCTGATGCGTTATCCTGAGACCGTAGATGTTTTAAATATTATTACTAGTCTAAGATGTAATTTAGGTTGTGAAAGCTGTAACTCATACTCAAATCTTAAGATAAAAGGAACTGATTTACTAGAAGAGAACTTAATTGAAGATGTAAAGTATTGGAAACAGTATGTTAACCCTACAAGGCTACAAATATTAGGAGGAGAACCTCTCCTAATAAAAAATTTAGATAAAATTATAAAACATTGTAGAGAAGCATTTCCTAACACAGATTTAAGACTGTTTACAAATGGATTATTACTTAAAAAACATAAATACTTACTTGAAACTCTTAAAGAAACTAACTGTATTTTAGTAATCAGCGTTCATTCAGTTGAAAAAAGGTATAAAGATTTGCTGACTTCTGCAATACTTGATTTTTTAGATAATGGAAGTATATCAAACACAGAAAAATCAATAGTATCTTTTGCTAAAGTTTACGAGACACAAGGAGTAAAAATAGAACTTAGGAATATGGTTGAAAACTGGAATAGGCTTTACACAGAAAATTTCCAACCATATAATTCTGATCCAGTAGAAGCGCATAAAGCATGTAGATGGGATCATTGTACTCAATTATACAAGGGTAAATTATTTAAATGCCCACAAGCCGCTTTTCTATCGGATTTTATACAAACGCTTGACGATCCTAAAGAATGGTTATCTTATAAAAATAACTATATTGAGCTGAATAAAGAGGCTACAGAAGAAGAACGTTCTATTTGGTTTGATACATATAGAAAACCAGAAGATATATGTGGAATGTGTTCTTCTAGTCCTGAAAACATTAAAAATAAAAATATATGGAAAAATACTAAAATAAAGGAAAATCTATGAAAATACTGATAACTGGTGGTTTCGGTTTTATAGGTTCAAATTTAGTAGCAGCTCTTGGAAAAGAACATGAAATAGATATATTAGATGGATTTACTCAAGATTACGTTGGACATAAGTATATTCATAGAGGATCAAAAGGCTTACAAGAAACAAACGATATAGAGAAAAAACATAGAAATTTAAATTTAAAATATAGACTTTCTTTAATCAAAGGTTGTTTTAATAAAATTATTAACAACCACTCTTTTCAATCACATATTCCTTTAGAAAACTATGATTTAATCATAAATTGCGGAGCGTTAAGCGAAGCAATTTTATCTCAACATTTTCCAGACTTTACTCATGACTCTATTGTAACTGGATTAACTAGAATTAAACAGCGTTTTCCTCATACGCCTTGTCTACATATAAGTAGTAGCATGGTTTATGGCACTTGGGAAGAAGTAATCGACGAGCAGTACTCTTTAGGATCTGAGAACCCTTATGGTCTCAGTAAAATAAAAGCAGAAACTCTCTGCGGAAAAGAAGATATTATTTTGCGACCCATACATGTATATGGTATGGGAGATGGTAAATTTTCAATCTGGATGAATATAGAGCGACAGATTGCAATCAATAAACCTGTACTAGTAGAGGCTGCTGCTTGTATTTATATCGACGACTTTGTTAATACAGTAAAAAATATTGTAGACAAATGGATTCCTGGAACCTATAATATAGCATACAATTTTGTAAGAACAGAAAACGCGCTAAAAACGGTCTATCCAAAAGAGTTTGAGACTCAACTTAAACTAGGACCAACAGGAAAACCACGTGGTACACTTAGTTGTGATAAGTTACTAAACACGTTTGGAGTTAATTTTGAGTACTCAAACTATGAGGAAACAGTCAGAGACTATTACGGTAAATATGAAAATTTTTGTAAAAAATAATGACGTAAATAAAGCTTTACGTATTCTAAAAAAGAAGCTCCTAGCAGAAGGAGTAATGAAAGAAGCGCGTGAAAATGCTTTCTTTAGGTCTAAAGGTGAGAAGAAACGTTTGGCCGAGAAAGCAGGTAAAAAACGTTGGGAAAAGAAACGATTGCAGCTTGAGCAAAAATTTATACGCGAAGAGCGTAATATGATTAGAAATAGCAGAAAAAAGAAGCATGTTCAAAGACCTAACAAAAATTCAAATCAATCCAGAAACTCAACACGTTCATCTCGCACTCAGAATATCAGATAATCATGTTCATAATTTAGTGTTTGAGTTGCATTGTTTTATTTTATTGATGCAACCTGACGTAAAATGGACAGGATCAATAAATAGTAAAAAGTGGACTATCCAAAAACTTCCTACAAAAATTAAACTATATTCAGAAAACTATGAATTTCACTATAGATTTACATTAGAACAGTGGGAAACAATCCGTAAACAGTTTGCAGGCGCTTTACGTAAAAACAGTCTTGCATAGTGCTCATTATATGTAATATAATCTTACCATAACTAATGGAGAGATTAATGAAAGCATACAAAGGTACTTTTAAGAAAAAGAATGGTGAATTTAGACAGATGACTTTTGCTAAATTAGCAGATTTACCAGAACAGTTTTTAGAAACTCGTGTTATTGGTGCGGGATCAGAACAAAACTATCCAGAAGGTATGGAACTGGTTTGGGATTTAGAGGCTGATAATTTTCGAATTTTTAATTGGAAATCTGCTGATGACAGCCCAAGGGAATTTGATATAGATGAAACTCTATTTAGGTAAGTATTACATTGCAGTATATTATTGAAATACACAATTCAGAAAATGATGATGTTGGAGTTCTTATGCACGATGAAGACGGAGTGCAAGTAGTTACTAAACTTGAATCTTGGTCAAAAGCAAAAGCTAAGGCAGGTATTCTAAGTCAACAATTACAACCTAACCTATCAACAAAAATTGTTTCTTTTGAGGAGACAACTAATGAAGTGGATTGTTAGTTTAATTAAAAAAGTATTTTCCCAAGAAAGAGCTCCTAAGTATCTTTCTGGTAAAAAATAGTGCTTCGTTTGAGGAGTAGTAGAATAGACGGACTGGACCGGGGGGCAGTACCCCGCATCTCCACCAATTTGTAGGCGACTACAGTTTCAGAGGGGATGAAATAGGATCGACAGACGTAGTAAAAACAATGCCGAGAAGCAGGTGCGCAAGCGACCTTGACCGCAAGAAAACAAACAATTGCAAATGATAATTTCGCAATCGAGGATTACCGCCTAGCGGCATAATCTCATGGGGCGGCCACTGCCTAGCAACAGAAAGTGGCATTTTTTAGAGGAAATTATGAAAGTAGGATTTACTTGTTCAACCTTTGATTTGTTACACGCAGGTCATATCTCAATGCTTAGAGAAGCAAAACAACACTGTGATTATCTAATCTGCGGATTACAAACAGACCCTAGTGTTGATCGTCCAGAAAAAAACCGTCCCATTCAAACAATTGTAGAAAGATATGTACAACTAAACGCAGTTGGGTATGTAGACGAGATTATTCCATATGCAACAGAGGAGGATTTAAAAGACATCTTGTCTATGTTGCAAATTGATGTTAGAATCTTAGGTGAAGAGTATAGAGATAAAGAGTTTACAGGCAAGGATATTTGCCGAAAAAGAGATATTCAATTATTCTTCAATAAACGAGAACATCGTTTTAGTTCATCAGATTTACGTAAAAGAGTTTACGAAAACAGCTAACGAGAGTTAAATGTATACCTTTAACACTACCCCACGTCTAGTAATCGGTACAAGCAAATTACAACACTTAGGCGCACTTCTCTCAGACCTTAGAATTAAGAACCCACTTATAGTCACAGGTCCAAACCTCTCAAAAACCAAAGTAATAAAAGAAGCACAGAAATGGGCAGATACTGCTAACGTATTTTGTGACTTAGTTCAAGACCCGACTACTGATAATGTATTAAATTGTGTTGCGTACGGGCTTAATAAACAAGTTGACGGCGTAATCGGTATTGGGGGAGGGTCTTCTTTAGATGTAGCAAAAGTAGCTTCTGTTTTACTAAAACAAGAAACTGACCTAGATGATATGTGGGGTGTTAATAACATCCATAGTTCTAGACTCCCTCTTATCTTAATACCCACAACTGCGGGGTCGGGATCAGAAGTAACACCTGTATCAATTATTACTACAGGTGAAACGACTAAAATGGGAATTGTATCACATAAAATCATCCCTGATGCAGCAATACTAGATCCTCTCCTCACAGTATCGTGTAGTCCTTCGCTTACAGCGTATAGCGCTATTGACGCAATGGTTCACGCTATCGAATCTTTCACCTCCAAAAGTCTTAATAATAATCCGTACTCGAAAATGTTAGCGCTTGAAGCTTGTCATTGGTTAGGTAAATCAACTAAAAAAGCTATTCTTGAGCCTGATAATATCGAAGCTCGTGCTAATGTGCAGTATGGAGCAATGTTGGCTGGACAAGCATTTGGTAATTCTCCTGTTGCTGCTGTACATGCTTTAGCGTACCCTTTAGGAGGGCACTTTAAACTACCACACGGTTTAACAAATACCTTGGTTCTTCCTGGGGTTCTAGCGTATAATCAAGAAGTAGTCGATTACTCTTCATTAGCTTTAGCCTTATTCCCTAATGATGCAGGAGAGATAAATTACTACAAAAGTGATGTTGTAGAAGTTATGTGTAAAAACATAAAAGAACTAGCAGAATTAGCTGACATCAATACTCAAATGAGTTACTATGGAATTACCAGTGAGGATATTCCTTTTCTAGCAGAGGAATCAATGAAACAAACAAGACTTTTGGTTAATAACCCAAGAGAAATAACCCAAGAAATTGCAGAAGATATTTATCAGAAAGTTCTATAATGTATAAAACTTATATTTTAGGTAACGGAGGTTATGCTCAAGAATGTTTTGAGCAATTTGTTTTAGGAAGAGTAATCGAAGACTTTGGGGGCTTCATAATTCTTAAAGAAGGTAAAGCAGTCTTAATAGATGACGAAGGTATAAATGATTTTACGTATCCTAAAGAAGCTGCCTTTATACTTGGTACAGGACATCGTAAGTGGCGTAAAGTTTTTTTAGAACACCTTTTTAAGTATTATGATCAAAATGTAAATCATTTTCCTAATATTATTGCTAATGAAGCGCATCTATCCCAAACAAGTAGGCTTGGTATAGGTAATGTACTAAACTGTTTTGCAATGACTAATGCAAATGCAGATATTGGTAATTTTAACCTTTTAAATTGTTACGCTTCAGTACATCACGATGTTAGAATGGGGAGTCATAATATTTTTACTACATACGCAACTGTTTTAGGATATTGTAATGTAGGAGATGATAACTGGTTTGGAAATGCGGTTACTGTTACATCTAAAACAAATCTTGGGAATGATAATACGCTCAGTTCTGGAGAACATTTATTTGAAGATATGGAAGATCGTCAGTTTTTTAAACACGGAATAATTACCGAGAAACCCGAAAAAAGATGATTATATTCTTTAGAAGTTGCGAAGCAAATTTAAAAGCAGGCTCTCTGGGAGATGAAGTAACAGGTAATGGTATTCGCTGGAATGGTAAACATAAGTTAGAAATAATTCGTAAGTGTTACCTCTCTATTCAACATAGTCTTGATGATCGTGATTTAATTATTATTATAGATGACAGAACCACGAAAGAAACTCTTGACTGGATGAGAAATAATACTAAGGCTCAATTTAGAATTCATCCTATTACTCCTTTACCAGAACTAAGAGCTAAAGACCCTTATCCTAACTACCATCCTGTAATGGCTAATTCTTGTCCAGAACTGATGGAACATTTAGTAGCTGTAGCAGAATCAAATCCAGATGAACTTATATATATTTGTGAAGATGATTACCTACATCTTTCGCACGCGATTCCAGCTATGAAAGCTGTATTTAAGAATGGTTATAATGGTTTTTATGCTACGCAGGACTATCCTGACAGATATACCTTAGATTCTAGTAGAATATGTGAGGTACATTTAGGTCCTTATGGACATCTTAGATCTATTCCTAGCGCAACATTAACAGTTGCTGCAAAAGGAACTACTTGGTTGCAGTATAAGTACGAACTACTACGGGCAGGAGCTTTTGCAGACGATACATGGACTTGGAAAGCTTTTAAACAAGTAGGCTGTTTATGCCCAATCCCAGGTCACTCAACACACCTACAAGAAGGCTGTCTCACACCTGTAGTAAATTGGGAAAGTTTTTATGACTCAATACATATTACGTAAAAAATTAGATACTACTACTTTTGAAAATTATCTAATGCCCGCACAAGAAACCAATCAGTTTTCTAACGGAGGGCATGCGACTAGTGTGTTGGAAGCACGTGCTCGTGAGATGTTAAAAATATCAGATGATAAAGCTATTATTGCTACATCATCAGGTACTACAGCTTTACATGCCATTTTATACGCAATGATGCGTAGAAATAACTCTAATATGCGGGTATGTACTCAAGATTTTACTTTTCCCTCAAACTCTCAAGGACCTGCAACAGGTCCAATCATAACAGATATAGATGCAAATTGTAACATGAATCTATATGACGAGTATGCACATAACTATGGACAGATTTATATTGTAACTAATTGTTTCGGACATGTACAAGACTTAGATAAAGTTTTGATGTACGCTCAAGAACACAAGAAAATTATAATTTTTGATAATGCAGCCACCCCTTACACATTTATAAACGGTATTAATACTTGTAATTTAGGACATGCTTCTTATGTTTCGTTACACCACACAAAACATATTGGATTTGGCGAAGGTGGTTTAGCTATAGTTGATAGACACATGGAAGAAGCTGTAAGAGTAGCGTGTAATTTTGGTTTAGTAGACGGGCAGTTTAATGAAAGAGGCAGCAATTTTAAAATGAGTGAAATAGCTGCAGCAGCTATTTTACAGTATTGGGATTCTTTTGATATAAATGAGCTACAAGAAAAACTACTAGATAATTACTATAATAAACTTTTTGATCTTAATAAAAATTATGAAGGCGTGGTTCACGCAAACTTTTCTGATGATGATAAGTTTTTACCTGTTTGTGTGCCTTTTATATTTAATAAACCTAGTGCTGTTACAGATTTTTCAGAAGACGAAGGGTGTAAAAAATACTATCACCCACTTAGAGGATTACCAGTATCTAAACAAATCTATGATAGAATTATATGTTTTCCAGTAACAGAAGGCTTAAATGATTAAAACAGCTGTTGTAACTGGATTTTCAGGTTTTATCGGAACAACCTTTACTATGCAGCTTTTAAAAAAAGGTTGGAAAGTATATGGTATAGATAAATTTACTCACGTATCAAACAATAAGCTAACTAAGCAGAAACACGAAAATTTTAACTTTGAAAATACAGACATTAGACAAGTAGAGTGGTTGCCTGAGTGTGATGTAATTTTTAATTTTGCTGCTGAGTCTGATGTAGATATCGGCAATCAATCTTGTGATAGATTCATAAAATCAAATATTGATGGAGTTAGAAACTTATTAGATATTATTAATAGTAGAATCATCTTACGATCAGATAAACCGTTATTTTTTCAAATCTCAACAGACGAGGTTTATGGAGATCTACAAGAAGGAGTTTTTGATGAAAGTTCAGAGCTAAAACCGTCAAATCCTTATTCAGCAACTAAAGCTGCTGCAGATCTTTTAATTCAGTCATATGCTCGTACTTATGGTATAGAATACATAATTGCTCGTCCTTCTAACAATTATGGTTATTTTCAATATCCAGAAAAATTAATTCCTTTAGCAGTTAAAAGACTATCTAGAGGTAAAAAAATTAAACTTCATAATGCTGGAAAACCCATAAGAACTTGGACGCATTCAGAAGATACCGCAAGTGCTATTATTACTCTATACGAAAAAGCTGAACGAAACCGTATATATAATATATCGTCAGAATATGAACAAACAAATTTAGAAACAGTAACTAAGATAATTAATAGTTATTTTGTTGGTAGAATAAACAGAAACGTCCCAAACATTGAAGAGTTTTTAGATTTATCGTTTGATAGGCCAGGACAAGATATAAGATATGCAATATCCTGTGAACCGTTGAGATTATTACAATGGAGACCTGAAAAAGTATTTGATGAAGAAATTGTTAAATTAGTAGAAAATTATAAAAGGGAGTTTGTGTGGTGAAAACTACAAAAGTATTAATTACAGGTATTTCTGGATTACTAGGAAGTACCTACGCTAGATACTTAATAACCAAAGGTGGTTATGAGGTTATTGGTATAGATAATATGATTGGTGGGGTAGAGGGAAACGTACCTGAAAAAGCTACTTATATTCGTGGAGATATTCAAGACACAGCGCTACTAACAGAACTATGTGAGGGAGTGGATACAGTATTTCATACAGCTGCTCTACCTTACGAAGGATTAAGTGTTTTTTCTCCTGCATGTACGGTAAACTCTATCGTCTCTGGAACAGTTTCGGTAGCCTCTGCCTGTTTAGCTAATAAAGTAAGATTGCTAATAAATTGTTCTTCTATGGCAAGATACGGTGATCAACAACCTCCTTTTACAGAAGACATGCCTCGTAAGCCTGTTGACCCTTACGGATTAGCTAAGGCGCAGGCGGAAGAACACCTTGAAATGTTAAATGAGATACATGGGTTGAATTTTGTTACAGTAGTGCCTCACAATGTCATAGGCGTAGGACAAAGATATTATGATCCTTTTAGAAATGTAGTAGGTATCATGATTAATCGTTGTATTCAAGGTAAACCAATTGTTATTTACGGTGATGGAGAGCAGAAACGTTCGTTTTCAAATGTTCGTGATTGTATTGAATCTGTATATAAAATTATGAACTCAGATAGGGAAGATATCATAGGTCAAGCGTACAATATTGGCCCTGATGAGAATGAAATATCAATTAAACAGCTAGCTTATAAAGTAGGGCATCATTGTTCTATTTACCCGTCTTTTAATCATTTTCCTGACAGGCCTAGAGAGGTTAAAAACGCTTACTGTTCTTCAGATAAAGTTAGGCGTGAGTTTAATTATAACGCAAGTATTAGTGTAGACAAAACTTTAGAAGAAATGGTTGCCTGGATAAAAGGCAGAGAGCCAAAAGAATTTGAATATCACCTTCCATTAGAATTTACAATGGATGACACCCCTAAAACATGGACAGATAAGTTAATTTAATGCTTAGTAGTAGTGATTGGGCGATATTAGTGACTTTTAAAAAAGAATTAGAAGATATAAAGGCATTATATGCGCACCCAAATGACGATATTATCATTGTTAAACAGTGGATAGAAAAAAGAATAAAAGATATAGAAATAAAAGATAATGACAGTTAAGATTATTACACCGTATGTATTTGATAATGAAATTAAAGAACACCAACAACAATTTTGGGAGCTAGACATTCACTATGAAAAAGATCTTGCTGGAATTGGTTCAGATTTGATGTTCCAAAAAATATGGAATCAGTACCCTAAAGATGACATATTTATTCTACACGCCGACATGAGCCCTCATCATGACGGGTGGTTTAAGGAGGTGCTTGAATATGTTGAGCAATATCCAGAAGCAGGAATGTTTGGTTGTTTGTTATTGTACCCAGCAAGAAACGAAAGTGGCAAACATTACATTCAGTGTGCAGGAGGAAAATTCACAGATGAAAGACCAGATCACTTCGGAAGTGGCTTGGTACTTGAAAACAGGTCAACGTTTAAGTCAGAATTGGAACTTGATACAGGACAATATAATTCCACGCGCAAAGTTGCCTGGACAACTTTTGGAGGTTGCTACATTAGACGGGAATTTATCAATTCCGTGGGAAACTTTGACCCCTCCTTTGAATGGACTTACAACAGAGACGTGGATTACTGCCTCGCAGGAAGACAAGCTGGTTTCAACATCTATCAGATACCGGTACGACTATATCACCATGAATCACGGGATAACAAACGAATAAAAGATCAAAGTAAAGCAGATATGGAAACGAGAAACCTCGCTCGGCTCCAGACGAAATGGGCAAACTCTAAATTTTACAAAACGCTGGACAAGGAGATTTAAAGTGGATAAAGTATATATATCAAAAGAAGAACTTAGATCAGCGTTACATAACACACAACAAAAAGCTGGATTTTTTACTACATTATTAGCTTGGTTCGGTATCATTATTACTATTCTGTGGCTAATCCCTTTGGTAGTAACATATCTTTTACTTTTTGTTATTTGTATTCCGTTCTATCTAATAGACACACATATTTTAAGGAGAATTTTTAATGGGTAAACTAAATCACGAGTGGGTAAAAGCCTCACTAGAAATGGCAGATAATGAGAGATCTAAACTCTCAGAACGCGAACGCGAACTCCATGGACTTAGTTCAACTAGGTTAAGGTGTTTGATTAATAATCTTTGTGCTGCTGAAAAATGCAACTATTTAGAAATAGGAGCATATAAAGGTTCTACTCTGATCGCAGCTGCACGAGGCAATGATGTAAAAGTTGTAGGCGTAGATAACTTTTTATATGATGATAGAGAAGCAGACAAATGGGCTCCAGAAGGATTTATTTGGGATAATATGAAATCCCAGTTAGAAGCTAATATTAATACATATCGACTACAACCAGATGTAGTAAATGGAGATGACATCTCTATTATACAATCAGATTTTAAAACAGCCGAGTTGCCTAAAAATAATTTTAGTGTTTGTTTTTTTGATATTAGTCCTGTGAACAGTGATTCATATGATGACTTTTTTGAACATGTTTTGCCTGCTTTAACACAAAGTAGTACGGTTGTTTTTAGTCAACAATCTAATAATGATCACGCTGAACAGCTTAATGAAGCTCTTAAAAAGCATGAGAATAAAATTAACTCTCAATTCTCAGAGATTAGAGTATCAGGATCTAACGCAGACGCTACAAAGTACTACAGCGGAATTAGAGTTTTAGGTTTTACTAAAAAAGCTGTTGCTGCTCCCGTTAAGACACCTGTAAAGGCAACAACTAAACCTACAAGTAATACAAAGGTGAATAATGGCTAAAAAGAAAAGCGTAATTGGTCTTATTAGTTATGATGCTAATAGATTTTTAGCAAAATCTATCAAAAAATATTATAACTATGTAGATGAAATAGTACTTGGAATCGATAAAGATCGTATAACCTGGAGTGGTAATGAATTTTCTATTGATGAAGACACTCTTTGGAGTGAACTTTCACAGATTGACGGCGATGGTAAAATCTCAATTATTGAAGAAGACTTTCATCAATCAAAAGTTGCTATAGAAAACGACAACTATGAACGTAACTTTTTAAAAGAACAGTGTTCTCATGATTGGATTTTTTCTTTTGATGCTGACGAAATGCTTGTAAATGCTAAAGATTTCTTTCTTGATTTTTGTCCTCTTGTAGAAAAATATTACAACAAAGTAGATCTCTGTATGACTTGGGCTACCCCTTATAAAGTTGTCAAGGATGTAGAAGGTAATTCACAAACACTCGTGATTGCAAACACTGATGATTCTCCGTTCTTTGGAGAAAACCAAGGATTTGTTACCTCTAAAGAAAGTACTTTTACTTACGCTCGTTGGACAAACACTTCGGCCGCAGGGAATAATAGATTATTAAGTCCTCTAGTTGCGCTTCATTGGAGTTTATGTCGTCCTGATAAAGAGTTACACGAAAAAATTAATAATATCGGACATTCAGATTTAGTTGAACAAGATCCTTTTTATCAAATTTGGACTCAAGTAACTTGGGATAATTATCACGAATTAGAAAACTTTAAAACATCGGGACTAGGTGGTTCACAGTGGCCAACCTTATTTGCAGTACCCTCAGAGCAGATTGAAAGTTATATTTCTCAACATTTAGGGAGAGCTTACTAATGAATATTGAATTTGTTGGAAAATTTTATGATAATCATTCTTTAACTATCATAAATAGAAATATCGCTCTTATCCTTAATGAAAGTGATAATATAAATTTATATATAACACCTTTAGATGATTATAATCCAAATGCTGGATTAGATAAAGGAGTTGTTAAAAAACTAAAAGATATTAGTGCAAAAGAAATAGATGCTAATAGTTATCCAGATATACAAATTAGACACTCGTACCCGCCCGTATGGCAATGGCCGACTAATGAACGAACTAAAGTAGTTTATATTCAACCTTTGGAATACCCTAAATTACTGTCTGAGTGGCAGTATAAATGGGAGAATTTTGCAGATCATGTGATTGTACCCTCTAATTATATTAAAGACATAGCTGTGAGAGGGGGATTAAACCCACATTCTATTACGGTAGTACCTAACGGTTATAACGAACAACTGTTTAATAAAAAGGAGCCAAAAAATTTACCCTACGGTATAGATAAAGATAAATTTAACTTTGTGTATGTCGGTAATTCTCAGTGGAGAAAAGGTTTAGACTTGCTTATCAATGCGTGGCATAAGTGCTTTAAGTCTTATGATAATGCTCGTTTAATTATTAAAGATAACCCAGCAATCTATGGGCAAAACGGTGTTCTTAATGAGGTTGTTAAAATGCAGTATAAAACTCAGTGTGCTCCTGTAATATATATTGACGATAACGTATCTGACGAAACTATGGCTGATATTTTTAAAGCATCAAAAGTTGTAGTACACCCATACAGAGCAGAGGGTTTTGGGATGCATATTCAAGAAGCAGTAGCTTGTGGTTGTGTGCCTATCTTACCTGACGTAGGTCCTCATCAAGATTTTATTCCAGAAGAAATTGGTATTAGAATTCAAACAAATCAAAAGGCTATCGACATATCTTCATCGGAAATATTCGCTCAAAAACCAGGAGACGCATTTACTATGATGAGTTCTCACACCATTATTAACGAACCTAATGGACAACACTTAGAAAAAGCGTTACAATGGATGTATCATTCTCACGATAAGAAAGATAAATTTGAACAAGTCAAAAATCTTGATATGCCAAATACTTGGGAGAATGTAGCAAAACAATATGTGGAGGTACTAACAAATGTCGCAACAGATAACAAGCCCCGACGATTTAGATAAGTGGTTTGAAGAATTAGAAGCTAGTTTAGATAAAGACGAAGTAGCTAGGCTTGCACAAAACGTACTTGAAAGACATAAACCAAGCTTAGAAGAAAAAGTTTTAGCAGATTTTCACGGTAACGCACCTATTATTGATTCTGAATTCGACGGAAAACTACCATCGCTAACTGCCAAAGCAAAAATATTTATTCTACAAAACTTAGAACCTAATCAATTCTTTAGGTTTGCAGTAGCAGGGGGTGGGTGTTCAGGATTTAATTATCTCTTTGAAGCAGTAGACGTCAGAGAAGATGATGATATTACTTTCTGCACTGATCCTGTAGCTATAATTGATCCAGAAAGTCTTAAGTTTTTATATGGATCAAGTATTGATTTAGAAGATTCAGGTATGAATAAAATGTTAAAAGTAGTCAATCCAGGAGCAAAAGCCTCTTGCGGTTGTGGAACTAGTTTCGCTTTTGATGAGGAGTTATTAGATCTATATGAAAACGTTTAGTTGGATAGTTAATGATAGTAAATTAGCATGGCTTGAGCTTGATATAGATTTTCCTTATGACGAAATGTATGAAGAAGCAAAAGCTATAAAACATCTATTCGTAAAACATAGAGATCAAGACGGTGCCGGTAGTTATAGACATAAAGGTTGGCGTAGCTTATGTATTCACGGAATTGATTCTGATAAAACTAACCATTATGAACAGTATGGTTATACATCTAATAAAGAAACTCCTTATAAATGGACAGAAATTGCTGATATGTGTCCTATTACTACTAAGTTTTTTAAAGAGGTTTTTCCTTATAAAACGTATTACAGATTAAGATTTATGTTATTAGAACCAGGAGGTTTTATTACTCCTCATAAAGATACAGATGAGCATAAGCTATCACCAATAAATATAGCTTTAAACCACCCAAAAGGTTGTTTAATGAAGATGGACGGTCATGAGGGGTATGTACCTTTTAAACCTGGGTCTGCTATGTTACTAGATGTTGGCAATACCCATGCTTACATTAATAAAAGTAATGAAGACAGATATCATATGATTATTCATGGTGTTAAAACAAAACAATTTGAAGAATTAGTTGTGAGAAGTTATGAAAAGATTAATGGGTAAAAATAAAAATTATGTGGTAGGCATCTATGATGATACGAGAATGTCTCATAACCTAACCCAAGCGCAAAAAAATAAAGAAATAACTGAATTCTTTACTAGATTCAAATATTTTGGACCAATCATTGTTAAAGAAAATATTAATGAAGTTTTAGACGAAGCTTTAAACTATGACGTAGATTATTGTATAGTTCAAAGTGTAGGACATATCATTAAAGATGCAGATTTCTTTACTTTTATTGAGAAATGGGTAGATAAACAAGATTTTTTTATTACTGGTCACATAATGGATAAGAATAAAAAGAACATGAATAATCCAAAAGGCAAAGAAGGATATTATGGATTACATAAACAATGTATGTTAGTAAATCTTAAGTATTATAAAAAATTTGATAAACCCGTGTTTGGTGATAAAAGTTCAGGAGAAGAGTTTGTAATCAAGGCTGAAAGGCATATTAAAGACATACACGACGACTATACTCCTTTGTCTTTGAAACCAACAGAAGAACTTACGATATGTACACCTTTAGTAGATGGGTGGAATTTTATTAATACTAGTTTAGCTAATGATCTAACTGTATATAATTTTCATCCTAAAATCAGAGAACACAAACAATATTTATACCCAACAACCAGTGCTGCTGAGTTAGAACATCAGTTATCTTGGATTACTAATATAGTAGACTATGCACAAGACTGTGTTTTCTTTTGGAATACAGAAAATTACTCTGATTTAAAATACGTAAATATAGAAAAGCCAATAGAGAAATTATACGCTGTTGCTGCAAGTTTTAAACCTAATATGATTCTAAATCACTACAATTTTACGGACAATTGTGAAGTTATCTATTATGATTATAGTAAATCTGCTTTAGCATTTAAAAAAATGCTAGTCACAGAATGGGATGGAGAAGATTATCCTAAGTTTCTTGACTACGCTCAAAAGAAATATCGAATAAACGAAACAGGCGGAAATGAAACCCAGCACTTATCTAGAAAAGAATTATGGGAAAGAGAGTTAGAGTGGTGGGGTTCTGAGAAAGCTATTAAAGAACATTGGGATAGGTACAAGCAGTTACCTCATAAATTTATCCATTGTGACATATGTTCTAATCCTGAAAAAATTACATCCACAATTACACCTAATGATAATTCAGTTATATGGTGGAGTAATGCTTTTCATACAGTAGGTGCTCAATATTTAAGAGGGTTGTCAGGTGTTAAATCTTGTTATGATTCTTGGCTTGAGCAGATTAATTATAAAAATCCTAATATATGGATTTTAGGTAAAGACTATCTAGACCAACCTGCAGAAGGTGCTAGATTAAAGGATTATATAAGTGCTTATAATAGCCAAGACTAAAATTGAGTGTGATACTTCGTGGTTAAAACAGTTAAATTTTAAAGGTCATGATGATCAGGATTTAGCAGGTAACGTAGATGCAGTATCAATTAAAAGTAATGATGGTGGTATTCATAGTTTTTATAGAAATAAACCTATTGAAAATCCTAATGACTTTAGGTTTACAAAATACTATAAATTATGTAGTTCTTTAATAACTTACTTTGAGTTTGAGACAACTAGGATAAGAATTCATAAACAAGAACCAGGACAGACTATCCCCATTCATACAGATGATAATAATATTAATGCAAAAACCAACGAAGATTTTAGACTTAGAGCAGTTACAGCATTAACTGAAAGTGATGACTTTATATATCAGTTTAACCACGAAGGTTCTATTGAACAATTTAGCCTTAAAAAAGGTGAAACAGTATTATTTGATCCTGATTTAGTAGGACATGGGATGATAAATCAATCAGAAACAAAAACTAGATATTCATTAGTACAGATATTTAAAGCATATCCTGTTTCCCCTTGGTTAAAAGACTTCATTAACACGGAACAAACGGTAATTTTATGAATATTGATTTTGGCACAGCTTTTCACAAACCTAATGGAAACGCTGTAAAAGTAACAATAAACGAATTTAGAGACAAACTCTATCTACATATTAGAGAATACTCAATGGATGGAGACACAGGACAGTGGTATCCTACAAAATCAGGATTCTCAATTCCTGCAGATGAAGTGAGTTCTCTTGTCCCCTTATTAGAAGACGCAAGTGATGCGGTAGCTCAAAGATATATATGGAATACACAGCTTGAGCTAGAATTGGAGCAAAAATGAGTGTAAAAGCTTGGAATGACGAACAAGAAGCAGAATTAATTAAATTATATAATGAGGAAGACCTAAAAGACGTGCATGAATTAGCATCGCACTTCTCAAAAGGTTATAGAAGTGTTATAAGTAAGTTAGTTCAACTTAAAATTTACGAAAAACCTATTATAGAAGACGAAGATAAGTCTCAGACTGTAAAGGTTATGCTTCGTGAATTAGAAGATATTCTAGAGATTGATGTTGATGGAGTTAACCTCAATAAAAAAGAAAATCTTTTTAAGTTATTAAACGCAATCAAACAAAAGATAAAGTAATGGCCTCAAAAAAGAAAAATAAACTAAATAAAGTGCATATGGTGCCAGAAGGCGAGAGCCGTAATAGTGCCTCATATCATTTTATATACGCAAAAACCTTAAGCCAACTTAGGGACGGTAAAAAATTACGTATTCGTAGATACCATCCTGGTTTAAGGCAACACGTCTGGTTTGTAGAAACTAGAATGCCTCCCCACTCTAAATAGGTAGTATATGATGCACGAAAAACATGAAGAATATATGAAACGCCGAATGCGTGAAGAAAAACAACATAACAAAATATTTGAGTCTCCTGATAAGGGTAAAACCGTGTACAAACGTAATTTTGGTAGTGACGAACGCACTAAAATTAAGAGCCCAACACTTAGTATAGATGATATTACTATCACTCTTGAAGGAGCTAGAATGCCGAACTATAAGTATAATGAAGATGCTTTGATCAAAGAGTTCAAAAAGTATATTGATGCTACCTATAGTCAACACTATTCTCGTGATAAGTTTCAAGCTACAGAATTTATTATGGATGGAGGACATGGAACAGGATTTTGTATTGGTAATGTATTAAAATACGCACAAAGATATGGTAAAAAAGGTACACAAGATGATGCTCGTAAAGATATAATGAAAGTTCTTCATTATGCTTTACTTCAGCTTTACGTGCATGATATAGAAAATGAACAATAAAATACTTTTTAAGTTAGAAGAGATGTTTCATACATCTCCACAACTTTTGAGAAACGATGAAAAACTACGACAAGCAATTCAAGGTATATTTAATATTAGTATTGATAATGTTAAATTTACTAACGTAGGAGAACTAGTTGATAGAATTGATGAAGAAGTTTTACACAAATATTTTAGTGAAATTTGGCAACCAAAAACAAAGTCCTTTAAATATTCTGGATTATCGATTATAAATGAAGTAAATAACTTAAATCCACGTGCTGTGTTAGATGTAGGTTGTGGCTACAATGAATTTAAAAGTAAGATTCATAATCTTACTGGAGTAGATCCTTATAATAAGTGTGCAGATATTTCAACTTCTATTTTAAACTATGTCACTGATGAAAAGTATGATGCTATTATAGCTTTTGGAAGTATTAATTTTGGTTCTACAGATAAAGTTTTTTCTGAATTAGAAAAAGCTGTATCTCTTACGGCAAAAAATGGTAAGTTATTTTTCAGAGTAAATCCAGGATTACCTCACGATCCCCCAGAATCTAAATGGATTTCATTTTATCCGTGGTCAACAAACTTTATAGTGAATTGTGCTGATTATTTTGGGGTTGACATTCTCGATATAAAAAGTGATAATAATGGTAGACTTTACTTCGTTTGGTCAAAACCTTTCGATTAATATATAGTTTAACAACGCTCTTTTAGAAGTTCGTTAAACTTTTCAAATCCGTGCTCTTCAGGGCATGGATTTTTTTATGGGCTAAATTATGTTACCAGATATGATATTTTTTACAGGCGTGCCAGGATCTCGTTGGAGTGGCATTGCTCAAGAAATTAAACAAAATCCTAGTTATAACAAAACAGATCGAACTCCAAATCGTAAATACTTGCATGGTGAGTATAGTGGTCACATTGATGCTTATTTTGGAACAGGAATGGAATTTGATTGTAGCTTAGATCAGGCAAATTTAAACAGACCTTTCGGTGATTGGAGCACCTCAGCAGGCTGTAAACTGCTAATGAGTCATGAGTGGCCCTATCATTTTGAAGAAATTACACAAAGGTATTCAGATGCATGGGTCCAATTAATTTACAGACCAGATTTAGCAAGCTTTCTATGGTGGAAACAAGCAGGTGGTTTTAACATCTCATACCCAAACTATGATTGGTACATAGATGAAGAGACAATGATGAAACGTATTGAGGAACAGAATTATTTAATATTAGATTTTGGGCAAAAACATAAGCTTAAGTGGACTCAGCACGAAGTTCATAGTGATATATTTTTAGCAACCTATAAACCATGATTGAAACATACGTCATTGTACTGCTACTCGGAGTCTTTTATGGCTTCTTTATAGGACTGATACCAGTAGCAGGTGCTACTACTGGATTGATTGCAATCTACAGTTTTGTAGGTTACTTTGAAGACCCGTACATGTTAGTGGTGTTTACTACTGCAGTTGTTGTCACCAGTAGCATTGGTGACAGCTTCTGTGGAATTGTGATGAATATACCCGGAGCAGGCGGTGCTGCAGCAACAATGGTTGATGGATTTCCTATGAGCAGAAGAGGAGAAGCCGCCAGAGCTTTAAGTGCTGCTATAAGCACCAGCTGGGTAAATGGTTTAATCTGGGGACTGTTGGTGTTCTTGTTCTTGCCTTGGTATACTAATATTGTGTTATATTTTGGTACTGTAGAAATGTTTAGTTTCTTAATATTTGCTATGACCTGTGTTATATTTGTTAGCAGTAAGTATTGGTTCCGTGGTGCACTTGCATTGATACTAGGCGTTGCTGTAGGACATATCGGTATGGATCCAAACACTGCAAGTCCACGCTGGACAATGGGTTGGGAATACCTAGGTGATGGTGTGCAGATTATTCCTATTATGGCAGGGGTATTAGCGTTTCCAGAACTATTAAGTGCTTACTGGATGAAAGCAGAAAAGATCAAACTAACAAATGGTGTTATTGTAGCACAGCTAATACAAGGCATAAAAGACACTTGGCGTTATAGATGGGATGGATTGCGTGGAGGCTTTATAGGAGGGTTCATTGGATTGATTCCGGGTATTGGTGGCGCTATTGCAGATTGGTTTGCATACAGCCAAACAGTTGCACTAGGTAAACGTGATGGTGAAAATGTTGGACAAGGGCATGTGCGTGGTGTTATTGGGTGTGAAGGCGCTAACAATGCCCAAAAAGCAACCAGTTATGTCCCCACAGTGTTGTTTGGGATACCCGGCGCACCGTTTGAAGTAATTGTGATGGGACTGTTAATGTATGTTGGTCTTGAGTTAGGCACACCAAGCGTACTAGAAGATGAAAAATTTTTTGAAGTACTACTCAGCAGTTACCTTTGGAGTTTATTAATAATTCTGCCTATCAGTTATGGATTTATTAAGTACGCAGTTTATATTACAAACATTCCTTTCCGTTATTACTTTTGGCCCATACTTGCTAGTTTGATTTGGGCAAGCACACAGTACACAGGTATGTTTAATGATTATGCTATGCTGGCAATATGTTGCTGTGCAGGCATGGTACTAAAGTTTACTAAGTTTAGCCGTGTTAGTTTTCTAATCGGTTATATTTTAAGTGCTAGACTAGAATCCAGTTGGGTTCAGTTTGACACATTTGGTTATGGTTGGAGAAACTTGCTACTTGAACCACTTCCACTTATATTCCTCACACTAGCAGTTAGTGCTGCAATATGGGGAATATTTTTTAATAAAGCAAGAATAGATTTTGTATAGGAGATAAAAATGAAAAATCTAGTACTAGGGATCGTAGCATCCTTGTTTATGTTTACTTCAGCAATGGCAGAAGTAACAATGGTTGTTCCACAAAAGCCTGGTCAAGGCACAACAGTATGGGCAGACATTGTAAAAAAAGAACTTGAAAAGCATCTTGGCGAAAAAATTACACTGCGTTTGATTCCAGGTGCAAGAGATATTCCTGGCATCAATGCTTGGCAT